TATGGAGCTCTATATATTTGATAGGGGTCTGAATTTACTGGGAATACTTGAAGGATTTTTTAGCTTACGGTGGGTAAGGCGTTACAGTAAATGCGGAGAATTTGAGCTACATTGCGGGTTGACTCCCGAGACGGTCAGCCTGCTTCAGCGGGGAAATATTGTCTGGAAAAGGGGTGACCTCGAGGCAGGATATATTGAGCACAGAAACCTGAAACAGGAGCTTGATGGGAAAGAAACGCTGGCTGTGAAAGGTAAGTTTCTGACTGGTTACCTGAGCAGGCGCATCATCTGGGGCATGGAAAACTTCAACACAACTGCTGAAAATGCGATCAGGGAATTGATCAACAAAAACGTTATTAATCCTACCAATGCGAATAGGAAGATCAATATTCTGGCCCTCGGGACCATGAAGGGATATTCCGGGGGCATCACCCTGCAGGTAAGCTACCGAAACCTACTCGAAACTGTAGAAGAAATTGCAACCACAAATGAGCTGGGTATTCGGACGTTGATAGATGTATCAAACAAAAAAATAATATTCGATATTTATAAGGGCCTGGATCGAACGGCTGATAATGGTATCAACCCGCCGGTAATATTCTCTCGGGAATTCGAAAATATTCTTGAACAGGAATACACCGATAGCCTGAATAACTACCGGAACACAGCTTTAATTGCCGGTGCAGGCGAAGGCATCGACCGTGAATTGGTGGCTATAGAAAGCGGTCAAGGACTGGACCGGTACGAACTATTTGTCGATGCAAGGGACTTGCAGGACAAGGACGAGGACAACAACCCTATCCCACTGGTTGACTACCGGGGGATGCTTGCCGAGAGGGGCAGGGCGAAACTGGCGGAAACAAGAGAAGTGCTGACGTTTGAAAGTAAAGTCAATCTACGTTCTAATTTGAAATATAAGCATGACTTTGACCTTGGCGACTTTGTAACATGTATGTCAAAAAAATGGGGCGTTGCAGTGGACACCCGGATAACGGAAATCGAGGAAATATACGAAGAACAGGGGTTCAGCGTAAACATTACGTTTGGTAACAATATCCCAACCCTCATAGATAAAATTAAGCAGGTGGTGAGATAATGGCAATTCGAAGTGGCTTTTTTAATTCTATAAACGGTGACAGAAAATATGGCGCTGAAAGATTTGCAGAATATTTTGCGTCTTTTATCGGGAACGGAATATTTCCTAACCCCGGCAATGGACTCCAGGTAATGGCTAATAATGACATGACGGTAACAGTAAAAGCGGGCAGGGCCTGGATTAATGGTTACATTCTTATAAACGATGATGATTATACCCTGACCCTGGATCCTGCCGACGGTGTTTTAAGCCGAATCGACAGAATAGTAGTCAGGTATGATATCGCTGATAGGGAAATTCGGCTGGAAGTTAAAAAAGGCGCTTTCGCAAGCAGTCCTGTTGCTCCTNCNCTNCAAAGAGATGNAGATGCTTATGAACTNGGNNTNGCAGATGTATATATTGCCGCAGGGGTAGTAAGTGTAACTCAGGCAAATATTACGGATCTAAGATTTAATACAGAGCTTTGCGGTATTGTCAAAGGCACGGTAGATCAGATTGATACAACAGATCTTTTTGCGCAGTATCAAACAGCTTTTAATGATTGGTTTCAGGAATTAAAAGATGTACTTGACGATAATACTGCTGCGAATCTTTTGAATCTTATTAATCAATTGGATGATGACCTTACGTCGCATTTGGCAGATTATGAGAACTTAAAAGGTTTCATTGGTTATACTGATGATGATATTTATGGTGTTGAAGCTGATTTTGTAAATAGTAAATTCACAAGACTTGCGGGTGCGGTTGGAAAGACACCCGGTGCTGACTTTGACAGCATAAACGCCTTTGGTGGAAGAAAAAGATGTATTTTAACGGACGATGGCGTTGTTTTGGCTTATTATGGTGAACCTGGTTATGTGGAAACGGGAAAATTAACTCAAGCAATAACAAAAAATAGTGTTACTTATCCAGTTGGCACACCAGTTCAAGTAATGGTAGAACAACCGAAATTCTATTACAAGGTTGTTCCTTTACAATTGGAACCAATCACTGATGGTATTGGCTATCATTTGAGAAAGGCAAGATATTATATCAGTGATACACCAAAACCGGGATTCAAGGTTCATCCTGCTTTTGTTAGAAATGGGGTTAAAGTTGATAAGATTTACTTATCAGCATATGAAGGCAGCATCTATGATGTATCAGCGGGAACCTATTTATTAGCTGATGAACAAATTGCTGATTTTAATGCAGATAAGCTTTCTTCAATTGCTTATGCTAAACCAGCGAGCGGATCAACTCAAAACCTTACAAGGGCAAATACAAGAAAGCTTGCTAATAATAGGGGCGCTGGATGGCAGTTGTCAGATGTTCTATCTGCATCAGNAACCCAAATACTTTTCATTATTGAATATGCTTCATTCAATACACAAGAAAATATAGGTTTGGGTGTTGTAAATAAAGCCGATGGTGCAGGAAATGAATCTGAAATAACAGGGGCAACAACTAATTTAGGTAATGCTTCAGGAATGGCTGATGGAACAAACGGATTGGTTTCTGTAACCTATAGGGGTGAAGAAAACTTTTGGGGGAACATTTGGAAATGGATAGATGGATTAAATATTGAATGTAAGGGAATTCATCAAGCTTATTGGGCTGACCATGATTTTCAAGATAATATTAAGACTTCACCTTATAAGAATTGCGGTTTCACACTTGCAAAAGCAAATGGTTATGTATCAGCCTTTGGATACAGTGAAGATTGTGATTTCTTATTCTTACCTTCAGAAGTAATTGGTGCATCTAACTTACCGGTAGGTGATTACTTCTATCAAAACCACAATTACACCGGGTTCTTNGTCGCTCNATTGGGTGGCCGTTGGACTGATGGTTCGAATGCTGGTGCTTTCTGTTGGTATGTGAATGATGCGTCTTCTAATCGTAGTCGGAATTTCGGCGGTCGGCTGCTGTATGTACCACAGTAATTAATATTTCTATGGGCAAGTAAAAGATATTCTAATATTAAAAACCAGGTTCTTAGTCACTCAATTAGGTGGCAATTGGAATAATGGTTCGAATACTGGTACTTTCTATTGGAATGTGAATAATNCGTCTTCTAATCGTAATCGGAATATCAGCAGTCAGCTACTAAATGCACTATAAATCATAATGTAAGTTTTACTTGCCCTGCCTCTTGGCAAAACATAGAAATAAAACTAATCCTGTATTGGTAGGTTTATTGAATGTTAATTTTCAATAAACCGTTTGAAGATTCGGGAATAGTGCATACAAACAACTGGTGAGAAATCTATGAAAAGATACGGTAATTTATATAGTAAAATTTACGATATGGAGAACTTAAAACTTGCACATAGAAATGCAAGAAAAGGAAAAGGGTGGTATCAAGAAGTTAAAGAAGTCAATGCAAATGAAGAATATTATCTTACCAAACTTCAAGAAATGCTGATAAATAAGACTTATAAAACTTCTGAATATGAAATCTTTATTAAACAAGACGGTGATAAAGAACGAGAAATTTATAAATTACCCTATTTTCCTGATAGAATTTGCCAATGGGCAATTATGCAGGTCATAGAACCCATTTTAATAAATAATTTTACTAAAGACACCTATTCAGCTATTCCAGGAAGGGGTATTCATCAAGTTGTTAAGCGGATAAGGGGTTATTATAAAGAAGTAGATGGAAAACAAGTATATGTTCCAGGTATTTTTATGAAAGACCCTTATGGAACCCAATACACTTTGAAATTTGATATTAAAAAGTATTATCCAAGTATTGACCATGACATTTTGAAAGCCAAATACAGAAGGATTTTTAAGGATGATGACCTTCTTTGGCTGCTTGATGAAATTATTGATTCAACCCCTGGTGGTGTGGGAATTCCTATTGGAAATTATCTTTCACAATATAGCGGAAACTTTTATCTTTCATCCTTTGACCATTGGATTAAAGAAGTTAAAAAGGTTAAGTATTACTTCAGATATATGGATGACATTGTCATATTCGGAAGCAGTAAAGAAGAACTGCACAAATTAAGACTTGATATTGAAGAATATTTAAGGGATGAATTAAAGCTTAAAATCAAGGAAAATTGGCAAGTATTTCCCACATTTATTAGGGGTGTTGATTTTGTTGGATATAGATTTTTCTTTGATTATACTTTATTGAGAAAATCAACTTGTAAGAACTTCAAGAAAAAGATGAACAAGATTAAAAAGAAATGCTTCAGCGGTGGACAAATGAATTATTCTGAATGGTGTTCAATCAATTCTTATAAAGGTTGGTTAATGTGGTGTGATAGTTACAGGTTAAGTAAGAAATATATTGAACCAATCCAACCTTTTGCTGATGAATATTNTGAAAAATATGTTAAAAGAAAGGTGGATTAAAATGAAGGATTATGGAAGGGTAAGAAGCACAGTAAGCCCTAAACCTATGGTTATTGATGAATTCAGTGTATGGATTCATAAAAACATTACTGAAGTCAGTGAAAATGTTGGTGAAGAAAATGAATTCATTGGTTATGAATATGATATGATTCAGTATGAAAAAGATGAATATATCAAATTAATGGCTGAACAGAATGAAACATTTTTAGAAACCCTGGACACCCTTATGTCAGAAATACTTCCATCTTTAATGGTGTAGAAAGGGAGGGATATTTCAATGAGTANATTTATTGCAATGGTAATTGAACGGGCAGCAGATGTTTCACTTGAAAAAGGCCAAGAAAAATATAGGGCTTACTTCATNAAAACTTCATTATACACACCATATAAANCNGATGNAGATGCCTTNCTNANAGCTGAAGGCTNTGCNGANGTGATNGNTTNTGAATAACCAATACATTTATATAAATAAAAACAAAACCCCTTTAGAAGTTAAAATTATAGCTTCTGAAGGGGTTCATTACAAATTGGTGAAGTAGAACCTAACTCTTTGAGAGGAGATAATACAATAATTCACATAGCATCTTAGAAAGCAGGTGATGTGATGGATGTGGCAAAAGTTCTTGATGATCACGAAGGGCGAATCCGGCGCTTGGAGGAACAAAGCGCAACAATGATGATACGTCTGGCAAATATAGAAAAGATGCAGGCAGAAACAAAAAACACTATATACGAGACAGCCAAAGACAATCAGGAGTTGTTGAAGCAAATGATGGGACAGATGAGTGCTGTCACTGAGAGGTTATTACAAGCACAAGAGAAAAACAGCAAAAACGTATGGGATCTACTGTTCAAAATCTGGGCCGTAATAGGGCCGGCAATTGGTGCCGGCCTTGGTTATTTGTTTAAAAAATAAATCCCAAAAGGAGGAGAGCATATGGCTAAGGTAGCTATTGATAATGGCCATGGCCTTAATACCGCTGGCAAGAGAACACCACCTCTTCCTGGTGGACGAGTAATTCATGAGTGGGAATTCAATTACCCAACTGCTAAAAAATTAAAGCAGGTTCTAGAACGCTGTGGGCTAGAGACAATTATGGTCAGCGATACTCAAGAGGATACGCCACTAGCTACTCGGACAAGCAAGGCAAACAATGCCAATGCTGACATCTTTGTATCTATACACTATAACGCTTTTAAAGGCGAATGGGGTACTCATGGTGGGGTAGAAACGCACTATTATCCAACCTCTGGGAAAGGAAAGAAATTAGCGCAACTCGTTCAGGCAGAGCTAGCAAAAGCAACAGGCAGAAGGGANAGNGGNATATGGGCNAGTGATTTTTATGTGCTACGTAAAACGAAGATGCCGGCTATCTTATGTGAATGTGGCTTTATGGACAACTTGGAAGAAGCCAAGTTAATGTTGGATGAGAATTATCAGTGGACAGTTGCAGAGGCCATTGGTAGAGGCATATGTGCATATCTGGGTGTAAAGTATGTACCAAAGCCAGAACCGAAGAAAGACGAAGTTGCACCGGAGAGGAAATTTTACAAAGTACAGGTAGGGGCCTTCAAAGAGCGCAAAAATGCAGAAGCCTTGTTGGAACAGCTTAAAAAAGCAGGATTCCCAGGCTTTATTAAATTAGAATAATGGAGGTGAAAGGTATGCCTGAGCAGGTGCTGCTACTTGTATCGGTACTTACGCCTATTGTGGCGGCCATTGTGGAGCTTATAAAGCATGTGGGCCTTAATACAAAATACGCTCCTTTGGCGGCTGTGTTGGTCGGTGTTGGTCTTGCCGTTCTGTATACTTTCGGCGGCATTGAGATTCCTATGCGGCTGTGGGCTGGACTGCTGGCCGGGTTAGCAGCTAGCGGCTTCTATAGCAACATAAAAGAGCAGATAAAACAGTAACGAGGGGCAGTGAGCCCCTCTTTTTTGTTTTTGTGGCCCACCCGAGCGGTTAGCCGCTCTTTTTATGTCTCCGCTTGCAAACATTTTGCAAACGTAGCAGACCAAAAATGATACAAAGACACAATAAGAAACAATACTAATAACCCTAAAAAACGTTGATATTTCGGCGTTTTTTTGGAATAGATATAAACAGATAATAAAAAGTAAAAATATCTTTATGGGTTTCCTAAACCGGGTGTCGGGGTTCGAATCCCTCCGGGTGTACCACAAAAAGGCTGGAAAATCAAGCTTTCCGGCCTTTATTTTTTTTGCTGCGGTTTTAGAAATGGTGCCTTTGCAAACATTTTGCAAACATAAAATTTAATTTGCAAACAGTTTTCTCCATTCTGGATACAGCTTCTTTTTGAATGTTAGGCAGCACATGACTATAAGTGTCAAGTGTGACGGAAATTTGGCTGTGGCCAAGACGTTCGCTTACTATCTTTGGGTTTACGCCTTGCTGCAAGAGCATTGTGGCATGAGTATGTCTCAGGTCATGAAAGCGTATTTTAGGATAACCCAGTTTCT